TGACCAATGCCATGAGGAAGAGAGTTTCATCACTTCTCTCCCTTGTCGCTGTGGGTCATCAGCCTTCTCAGAGTCGTAAGACAAAGAGAGGCCTCCGCCCCAAACGACGGACGTTGTGGGATCGTCAGGTCCGCTCCATTTGGAGCGCCTGCTGGTCCAGTTGTGTGATGGTAGAGATGAGGGGAAGTGGAAACTGCAGAACCCTGGAGGAGTCCGGCTTCTGTGGACGGTTTCGACAATGGTTGATCCGATCCCTTTCGGGTGGATCGATTGACTTTGCTGTCGAAGTCCTGAAACAGGAGTGCCTCCGGGTTAGGCATCGCGGGATGCGCGCGCAGGGAGAGACGCCTCGGAGGCCATCCGGGTTTCCCCGGTCCTTGGACCGGGTACTCCTGGGTCTTCCCTTCGATGGGATGCTTGAGTGGAGCACGCTTGGTCGTGCTCTTCCTGAAGCCCCAACGACTGGAAGAAAGGCCGCCGAGAGTCTCTTGCAGCACGCGGAGGTAGCGTCCTCGGAAGTCCTGGTTCACCAGGATACAGAGGACCGCCTCACATCCCTCCGTGCCTATGTTTCTGCAGGTTTCAAGAGGTGGCGGGACATGCGGACGCCACTTCCGACTATTGTGCCCCGTCAGGGGACATCCGCGTGTTACCAGTCCAGCCGTGCGGCTGGTGGCTTCTCGGCTTACGCCTTGAAGTGTCACCAGACGGCTGGTACCTGGGCATCGGATGCCCCTGATCAGGATGACGACGGTGGATTTGGCGATCTGCTCGCAATGCTTCGTCCTGGTGCCAAGCGCGAGCTGCCCAAAAGGGTAGCAAGCGCTGTAGACGCCTTGGACGTTGCTCTTGTGAGACAGATCGATCAAATCCCCAGTCCTCGCGACCTTCCGGCACAGGCTACTGTCTCGGCTGTAGAGTCCAACTCCCTCCTGTACAGGAGGTGGGTGAACTCCTCGCCTGACGAGCCTGTCCGGCATAGAGTCGCGGTCATCGCTGAACGGGGCGCAAAGATTCGGATTGTGACGGTACCTCCGGCTGAACTCATCACTGCCGGTGAGATGGCACGACAGGTTCTTTGGCCTGCGGTTAAAGACGACCCTCGCCTTTCTGTCATGCGTCGTGGAGATCCTCTTGAAGGTTCCCTTGGTGTTGTACCAGGGGATCACCTCAAATGGTTCTCCGCTGACCTGACTAAGGCGACGGACGGTCTTTCCCATCGTTCTATCCGCGCTTGTGCGGATGGAATGAGGGACGCAGGACTTCCAGAACCCGTCGTAGCGGCCTTCTTGGAGACATTGGGTGCGGGTCGTAGGACCCACTACTTTGTCTATCCCCGTAAGGCTTTCTACCGGCGTGGATTGAGACCGGAGTGTGCCGAGCGTTACCGCATAGACTCGAGACTTTCCGAGGTTGACTTGACCCCCAATGAGGAAGTCGTCACAGTGGCAGTGACCCGGGGTTCCCCGATGGGAACTCCATGCTCGTTCACGCTGCTCAGCCTGGTAACAGGTTGGGCAGCTGAATGGGTCCAATCTGCCAAATTGTGTGGTGACGACCTCTTGGGGAGGTTTCCTCACGATCGTGCGGAACGTCAGTATCGACGTCGCATCGAGATCGTGGGAAGCTCCGTGCACCCCGTTAAGACTTTTGTCTCCCGGACTCGTGGTGTCTTCTGCGAGAATTTCCTGGAGAGTACCAGTATGGGCGACGGCGATTCCTTCGTCGTCAGAGTCCCAGTGGTACCTCTCCGGATGCTCACGGAAGCAACAACCACCACCTATGGCACTTTGTCTCCTCCCTCTGGGTATGGAGTATTCCGTAGTACTACGGAGTTCCCACCAGAGGAGAGGGTGACTGGGTTTAAGTTCCTCTGGAAGAGGGCAGCCCGAGTTCTCCGAGTTTGTCTCAAGGATGTTCGTAGAGTTGCGGCCTCTAGGGGCCGCCTCCCAGAACTTCCTGTGCAATTCGGAGGACTCGGACATCCCTCTCCCAAGGGCTTGGGTGTGAGATGTGTACCTAGGGGAATTCGTTCCCTTCTTTGGTCCATCACGCACCCAAGAAACCCAGGTGATGCCTTGGCGGTAGCTGGTGCACTCGTGAGAGTGCAGAAGCCACACGGTCCGGGGTCTCAACACCTCTTCACTTCCCTTCAAAAGATGGGTCGCGTGTGGGAAGGAGAAGCCATCCTCGATGGCTCCCACACCTTCTCGACTGCCAAGGATATAGCCCGCGTTTCCGCGGGATGTGTCCTTCGGTCTTATGTCGGGCAAGGTGGAAAATTCTCTCCAAAACCGCGCACCCATCGTCTCTCTGCCATCACTAAACTTCGACTCCCGCGGGTAGGAAAGGAGGGGATGTACAGCGTTCACACGCCGTGGTCCCTTGTCCTCAAGGACTTCAATGAAGCCCTTTCCTTCCCCGTGGGAGTCGACACAACAACTACTGTCGGAAGCCGCCTGAGTAACAGGCAACTGTCCGAAGTGGGGCCCCTCTCGGGACCCATGGGTGGCAGCGATGAAGAAAACTAGCAA